CACCCAACCACCAGCGGCTACCACTGGGTCAGCAAATACAGCCCTGAAGATCTTGACCTAGCAGAAGCCCCGCTTTGCCTTATCGAGCGGATGCTTAAGCCGGCGGCTGAGCCGTTGCCATTGCTGGCGGCTTCTGATGACGCAGGCCGTGCGCGCTCATACCTTGATGCGCTATCCGGCAGCCGCGCTGATGACTATGACGACTGGTTAGCGGTTGGCATGGCGCTCCATAGCGTTGGCGATGACAGCCTTCTAAACGATTGGGAGCGCTGGTCAGCGCAATCTGGCAAGCACAAGCCCAGTGACTGCCAGCGCAAGTGGAAGAGCTTCAAAAAGTCCGGCATCAGCCTTGGCACCCTTGGCGACATGGCCAAGAAAGACGGTTGGCGCTCGCAACGGCGTGAACCAAGCCGCACCGTTGCTAGTGGGGCTAGCGATGGTGGAGGCGATAAGCCGCCGATCATCACCAAGCCGGAGAAACTGGAAACCGCAGAGCTGCTGGCTCTGCTGCGCAGCCAGGCTGATGAGATCCGCTACAACGTCTTCACCCAGCAAATCGAGATCAAAGGCAAGGTAATCGATGGCGCCGACCGCTTTTACCTAAAGCTCGCCGAGATGGGTTACAAGGTTGGCAAGGAGCTGGCCATCGACTGCCTGGTCCAAGTGGCAAATGAAAACCTCTACAACCCTGTCACCGAATACTTGCTCCACTGCGAGCAGCACGTTGAACCGACTTACATCGATGGCCTAGCAACCGCGTACCTACGCCCCGGCGATGGCGGCACCAGCATCTACGACGAGATGCTTAAGCGCACGCTCATTGGCGCTGTCGCCCGTGCTTTTGACCCTGGCTACAAGCACGACACTGCCTGCGTCATCATGGGCGATCAAGGCGCATACAAGTCCAGCTTTTGGGGTTGCCTCGGCGGTCCGTTCTATTCAGATGCCTTAGGCGATATCAGCACCAAGGACGACGTAATGGTGCTGCATCGTTCTTGGATTATGGAATGGGCAGAGCTAGATCACATCACCAACCGCAAGCACGCTGGCCAGGTCAAGGCGTTTCTATCTCAAGCCGTTGACCTACTTAGGGTGCCATACGGTAAAGCTGTTGAAGCATTTCCTAGGCGTGGCATTATCGTTGGCACTACCAATAAGACCGCTGGCTTCTTGGTTGATGAAACTGGAAACCGCCGCTTTTGGGTAATCCCTACAACCAAAACCCAAGTCGATCAAATTAACACCGCAACCCTCCTTATGGAGCGCGATGCAATCTGGTCTGCTGCTGTTCACGCATACCGCAACGGCGAAACTAATCGCCTCCCGCTTGCGATGGAGCTTGCAGTTCAGCAGGAAAATGATGCCTACATGATTGAATCGCCATGGCGTTCAGCCATCCTTACCTACCTTGCCGATCGCCGTTCCATGGAGGTATTGACCTCTGAGGAGATCCTCGCCAAGGCCATCCAGAAGCCCATGGAACGCCAGACCAAGGTGGACCAGATGCAGGTTGCATCCATCCTGAAAGAGCTTGGTTGGACCAAACACCGCGAATCATCCGGCAAGCGGCGTTGGTACTACCAGTTAGACGACCAACCTAGGGGCTAGACGGCGAAACGCCTTGCAGCGCAGCCTATCTCAGCCGCCTAACCTCACGACCGACCTACCTCCCCTTAAGAGTTACCCCGTACCCTCCCCTACCCCTCTATTTACTTATTTTATTAAAGAGGTTAGGTTGGTTAGACGGTCGGACAAAGCCAGTCATATCAAGGCGTCTAACCTCGTCTAACCTCTGAAGCGCCCATGCAAGAGATCAAAGTCCGTTTTGAGCCCGCTGACCTGACCGCATTGGACCACCAAGCGGCGGCAGCAGGCACCAGCCGCTCAGCGTTCATTCGCAACAAAGCATTAAGCCTGCCGGTTGCACGGTTGAACACGGTGGAGTACCATGCGCTGGTTGCTGATGCAGTTAGCGCTATGCGCGGTGACTTGCCTCGGTTGCAGGTTGAATATCTCGTTGCTTATGTCATCACCAGACTTGATCAACATCAGCGCCAAGCAGTCGCCGGTCATCAACCGGTTGCATGACTGCATGACGCAAGCGATGGCTTATGCCCATGCCATCCGCGACAATGCTCAAGATGACGGCGTGCCCATCCCCGTGGAACTCGTCGCCAGCTTTCAAGACGATTACAACAACATCCTCGCTGCATTAAATGAAGCTCACAATCTCGCAAGCTGATCTAGACCATGCACTGCGCACCATTGCGCCTGCAGTAGGCGTCCGCAGCTCACACCCGATCCTTGACTGCTGCCTCATCACCGCTGGCGGCGGCAACGTCACCATCACCGGCTACAACCTCGACCTAGGCATCACGGTGACCACCCCAGCCGTGGTAAACACCGCTGGCGCTGTAGCGCTGCCGTATCGGCTCCTAGCTGGCCTTGTAAGCCGTATGGACGATGGTGAGGCTGTGGAGATCACAGATGGCGCTGTGAGCGCTCCTGGCGGCTCGTATGGCCTTGCGGTGTCCGACGCTGCGGATTACCCCGCAATGCCGGTTGTAGAGGCTGCTAGCGCTGATCTGGACATCACCGCTGGCGTACGCGCTTGCCTGGTTGCTGCCAGCAGCGATGCTTCCAAGCAGATCCTGCAGGGCATCCACCTTGCAAGCGGCTACATGGAAGCCACCGATGGGCACCGCCTAGTGCGGCTGCCCGTAGCACTACCCGATGGCATTAACCTCACTCTGCCATCTAGCACCATGAAATTGTTGCAGGATCGCACCGTGGGCATTGCTGCAGCCGCTGGTCAGGCCGTCATCGATGCAGGCGATGGCATCACCATCTACAGCCGCATCATCGATGGCGCCTACCCCGACGTAGCCAAGCTCATTCCGCCAACCTTTGAGCACACCATCACCCTTGATCGCCACCGCTTTACGCGGTGCCTTGAGCGTGTAGCACTCATTGCCGAAGCTCACAATTCAGTCGTTAACCTGCTAATCGGTGACAAGGGCACCATGGTCATCAGCGCTGATGCAGACGGCAGCAACGGCACCGAAGCCATCAAGTACACCGGCACTACCGGCAAGCTTGCCCTAGCCTTCAACGTGCATTACCTCCTAGATGGCCTCAAAGCCTTTAGGTCTTCAGAAACCATTACACTGTCAGCAAATGGCTCAATTACTCCTGTAGTATTGACGCCAACCAATGCACCAGATCAGACTTACCTGATAATGCCTGTGCAAATTCGTAGTTAAAAACAGTGGCGCGCAAGTGCAACAACACAGAGTCAGAGCAGCGCACAAATGCTGTTTATGACTTGCTCTTGCGCGCTTACAGCAGGAAGCAGATCATTCAGTTTGCCTCAGAAAACTGGGGGGTTGGTGAGCGTCAAGCCGATGCCTACATTGCTCGCGCTCGTGAGCTGATCTCCAAAGATGCTGCGATCATGCGCCCAACATGGCTTGAAGGCGCGCTTGCTCGGGCTATGGATTACGAGCGCCGCGCATCCGAAAATGATCAGCTCAACACTGCGCTGATTGCATTGGACAAGCAAGCGCGATTGCTGCAGTTTGAGATGTCGTGAGCCTGATCACCGGCATCTGCGAAGATACGCCGCTGCTTAGTTTCATGGAGATGCCAACAGCAGCATCCATGGATGAGCTGCTGGTAAGCATCCGCGCAGACCTGCACCCTGGCCAGCTTGCGTTTGTTGATGACACCGCAACGCAGATCATTGGCATCTCTGCTGGTTATGGCGCCGGCAAGACCCGTGCGTTATGCGCTAAGGCAGTAATGCTTGCTGCAGCTAATCAGGGCTTCATTGGCGCAGTGATGGAGCCTACAGGCCCATTGATCCGCGACATCTGGCAGAACGACTTTGATGATTTCTTGGAGGCGTACGACATCCCGTACACCTTCCGCGCTAGCCCGCTGCCGGAGTACATGCTGCACCTGCCTGGCGGTGACACCAAGATCCTGTGCCGCTCCTTTGAGAACTGGTCACGCATCATTGGCTTGAACCTTGCATGGGTGCTGGCAGACGAGATCGACACCGTGACGCCTGCCATCGCCAATAAGGCATTCCCTAAGATTCTTGGTCGCTTGCGGTCTGGCAATGTCCGGCAGTTTGCAGCAGCATCAACGCCCGAGGGCTTTCGGTGGATGTGGAACACTTTCGGCAGTGATGATGCCCAGCAGCGCACCGATCGCAAGCTGATCAAGATGCGCACTGCTGATAACCCGCACCTACCGCCGGACTTTATCGAGCGCCTGCAAGCCAACTATGACCCGCAGCTACTGCGCGCATACCTTGACGGTGAGTTTGTCAACCTCACCACTGGCCAGGTATATGACCGCTTTGATCGCGCTAAGCACATCATCACTGACCTGCCAGACATCAGCGAGCAACCATTGCGGGTTGGCGTTGACTTCAACGTGGGCAATATGTCGGCCGTCATTGCTATCAGGCAAAGCAACACCCTGTTAGTAATTGACGAGATCTCTGGCGCGCATGACACCGATGCACTAGGAGCCGAGATCCGCAGGCGATACCCTGACCATCGCATTTACGGTTACCCTGACGCCAGTGGCGGCAATCGCTCCACTAATGCAGCGCAAACTGACATCCAGATCCTTGGCGCCTACGGCATCAGCAACCAATCACCTAAAGCAAATCCCCCCGTCCGTGATCGCGTGGCTGCTGTTCAGGCTTTGCTGGAAAATGGCAAAGGCCAGGTCAGGCTCACCATTGCCGCTAGTTGCCGCAAGGTGATCGAATGCCTAGAGCTGCAAAGCTACAGCGAGAAAGGCGACCCTGATAAGGATGCCGGTTACGATCACATGAATGATGCGCTGGGTTACGTTATCTGGCGTGAGTTCAACCCATTACATGCAGGGGCTGGCCGCAGCACTGGCATCAGGCTGTACTAAGTGCTACGCTCACAAAGCACAGCAATCCCATACCCAATGCTGACTGGATCTGAGCTACTGGCTAAAGTGAAAGAACTAGGTGATGTATCCAAATCGGAGCTGGTCCGTGAATGCGGTTACCTAAGCACAAAGAAGGATGGCACTGAACGCCTTAACTTCACTGCCTTTTATGAAGCACTGTTAGGCGCCAAAGG